GCTATGTTTTATTTTCACTTTCTCTGTTTTAAAAATCAAGATTTATTAGAGCAATTATTGTTGATGGAGAAGCGCGTTTTCATACTCCCTGACCATTAACGTAAGTACGCCGTGACTCCTGAAAACACGCGCCACTTCAATCTTATCTTCCAGCGCGAACGCAATTTTACTTAGACCAATTTTCTTCAGGAGATCAATCTTTGCTGGACCGTCATTTCTGTCATCGGTGGCAGGACGCATAGATAGCAAAGGCTCCGCCCCATTTGTTACGTGCTTACGCAACCAGGCTCGTGTTTTATCCCTTGCTATCTCACAGCGCCCGGTTACAAACCAGAGGGTGTAAATGCCGGACAACTGGCGCACCATATCAATAACTGGAGTGATGGGAGCATCAGTGTCACAGGCAAGGTTAAACTCGTTCCAGTGCTCTGTTAATGCACCTTTGCCAGGTGGTGGAAGTAAATGCAGTCTGTCTTCCGTTGCCTCTGATATCGTCCCATCAATATCTACTATGACGATGTACGGACGTTCCTGGTGTGCGTGTTTATTGAAAATACTCAAATGCCCTCCTCATTGGACGAAAAAAAATGCTGGTGGGAGCACGTCCACCAGCATTAAAAGTGACACTGTAACTATCAGCGAACGTAAATAGTGCCGCCGTTCTCTTTTTCCCATGCATCGCTACGTGCATAGCAAACATCGAGAAGTCTTCTTGCCGCAGTTTCCTCTAAACCCAATTCGACAACCAACTGCTCATGACGGCGGGTAACCACATCAAACAGGGTATGCAACCCTTTAGTTGCCAGATCATCAATGAATTCCGGTTCGAACGGCAGCTCTGTATCTGCCAACATAACCTCTTGCGCCCACTCAACTCGACGGACCAATTCCGGGCGGCGGCTTTCCATCTCTTTACAGATCAATTCATGGAAGAACTCTACCCAACCTTCCGGCTGGAACTCGCGGAAAATTGCCAACGGCTGGAAGTTTGGCATCAACCATTCGTTGATTCGGATATCAATGGCATAGCCCATGTCGCAGCAGAACTGATAAGCAAAGTCCAGCTTAGAAACGATATAAGGACGCTCGTTATTGAACTCTTTAGGCGATGAGATCCCATAAGCCAGGAGGCGCGGGAAGAAGGAGATTTGCCCTAACGTCGGATGAAGTTTGCTTGCAGGGAAACGGCGCTCAGTAATGCCATACATTTCCTTCTTGAGCGTCGCAAATTTGGCATTCTCATTAACCAGCGCGGTAACCTCTGCTTTTTTATTAGCAAATGCCACGCGCGCCTCGCTTGCATCTTTAATAGTTTTTTTGAGCTGTTGGTTAAGGTCGGCGACCTGCTTACGCAGTTCCTGTCGCTCGCTTTTAGCTTTGTTATAGCGTTTCTCAAGGTTAAAAGGATCAAGTTTCATGATCTCTTTATATTGAGATTTTAGCGTTGAAATCTGTGAGTTCCGCAGTTCAACCATCGCGGTCATTTCATTGAGTTTTGTTTCCAGCTCAATGCTTATACGTTCGGCATTATCAGCACGCTGGTTGGCGTCATGCGTCGCATCGTCGATCGCGTCCTGTTGCTGGCGTTTCAAATGTTCAATTTCCAGCTGAAGCTCTTCAATTTCTTTACCCTTCAGACCGAGATCCAACTGCATATTTTCAGCTGCATCTACCAGGGAGTTATGGCTATCAGCTTCTGCGTTATAAACATCAATAAGCTGTGCGTGAAGCATCTCCGCTGACTGAACCGCATTATCAAAAAACGCGCTGTGAGGTCATCACAACTAACGCGGCGTTGCGCGGCCCGGATGTTCTGGATAATGGCCGGGATACCGGCATTCAGGACATCAGGGATACATACATTTTCGATTGATTGGTTTTGTGCTGAAGTGCTCATTTCAAAGTTCCGTATTAGCTTGTGCTTCGGTCATTTTTCCTAAGTATGAAGGAGGAAGGACTACGCAATTTGTATCCAGTCCCTCACCTATGGCAGCCTGTAAAATTCTGGCTAAGGTGAGTCTCTTGTTGCGATACCTGGTGATGACATGCCTGATACCGCCGGTCGGCGTAACAAAGGCGATCAGCCAGTAGTGATATTTCCGTCGGAATGGCCACATAGTGCACCTTGTAGATTGCTCTAATAAAAAACGTGATGAGTGTACATCACGTTTTTAAAAATATGGAATTATTAGAGCAATATTATTCTGATTCTCGCTCAAAAAAATGAGCTGATAAGGGGAAGCCAATCCTCTGACACTTCGCGAGGTCGCGGTTTGCCGTGGAAAAAGATTATTCGGCAGTCTTTTGGTAATGCCCCATTCCCCCTGGAGTAACGCGCGCTCGCATATTTTGAACCAGGTTCCACAACATCGGCCTTGTAACTTACAAACCATCCTGGATACAGATCCTGAAATGCTGGTGTATCATCGCCCATAACCTTTCGTAAGAACCCCTGGTCACCCCAACACTCAGTAGTGACACAACGAGAAATCCAACCTTCCGGATCTTGCCAGAATGCACTCCAGATATGCGCTTTAACACTATTTGGTATCCACAGGGCACCGCTGCCACGATATTGTGGATGGTAAAAATCCCTAAGCATGGTGAAGCTGGTTGGTGGATGCTCTAGGATTGGGCGTATATCACCGGCAATAACCGTGTCCAAATCCAGATAGAACAGATCATCGGTTATATCCGGTCGGAACAACTCGATTTTCGCCCACCAGCCACGGCACTTTTGCCACTGGTTGATCAATGGGACAACTTTGACGCCAGGTACATGTAAACGCTTCAGGTCTGTCAGGCAAATAATTTCATAGCCTTTTGGCAGTTGATTAACCAGCCACTGCACATCGGAAGCGTTATAGTCACCACCAGAGCGAAAAACTAAAGCAATCTTCATGCTGCACCATCACCTTTCACTTTCATCAATGTCAGGTTTCCGCAAAATACGGCACCAGTGTCGATATACTGCTGATTCCAGAATGTCTTCGGGCTTTTCACCGGAGTGTGACCAAAGATAAAAACGATCTGCGCCCGAAATTTCGCCACCAATATCATCCATCGAATCACTGATACGCTCGCGCGCCCAGACAACGTTGAAAAGCGGCACCTCCTTACCGAATTGGTATTCATTATCCGGATAGTCGGCATGGGCTATAACGATAGTTTCTTGCCCGGTGTTCAACTCAATGATATAGGGCAGACGCTTTACCAGCTCCACCAGCGCCCAGGCTAATATTTCCTGATCAGTGTCCAGCATGAAGAACCATTGTCCGCCATTCATTAGCCAGTTATTCACGTTGCCATCTGGACTTAACGCATCAATCATCAGCCGCTCATGGTTCCCCATCACTGCCCTGAACCAGGGCATCTGCAATAGTTCCAGACATTCGACATTTTCAGTACCGCGATCGATAAGGTCGCCGACCGATATCAGTAAATCCTGCGCCGGGTCAAAATCCACACGATGGAGTTCGGACATCAGTCTGGTGTAGCAACCATGCAGATCACCAACAACCCAGACATTCCTGTATTTGGTACCGTCGATACGGTGATAAATTGTGGGTGCCATCATGTATTCTTCAGCCATTCTTTAAGAGTCATCTGCGGAATACCTCCCATTTTCCCGCATGAAACAACGTCAATCTGTTCACGCGCAGACTGGAATAACAAAGGCAGGTGACTTAGATTTTTTGGCGTGCCGCCGGAGTGAACGCGTAGTTCTTGCGTAGCGTCAACGCCCACCAGAGCTACATGTTTGAATCCGATATGGAAAGCCAGGTTCAGAGCACCATATGCACTATTGCCGCTGGCAATTTCATTCTCATCTTCGCAAAGGCCGAAATGTGCGGACCAGCGCCACGCCCACACTCGGGAGAATTCGTATTTTTTGGCTCCATGCCGCGTTCAGCCACACGACGGAAGCACAGAACGCCATCTCTGACTTCACGTTCTTTAACATCGGGTAGTGCCATGCAATAACAAACACCACGGCGACGGCGGCCACGACCAACGCGCCGCATATTGTCTGGGGATGGATCAAGGGTGAAAAAATAAGAAGCGCGGTTAAGCCAGTCGATGGCCCCATTGACCGCTATAATCGGCACTCCGCGCGGCGCAACAAAGTTTGCGGCGCTTGGGCCACTGCCGACGATAATAACGCGATCACTGCCTCTAAATTTATTCTTGGGAAACATTGAATTGCACTGCTCCTACTTGCATTCAAAATATGTAAATCTGCGTGTTTTTTTTGCGGGTATCCAGGAACTGCTGTTGCCATTTTGAAATAGACACCTGCGTTGGATTCCGTAGTGCTTGAGGGTGCGCGCCATGCCAATGAAGGCCGTTTTGCAGAGAACAGTCATAGCCGACTAATACCACTACTTCAGCCCCTGATTCAGCAGCCAGACTGATAGCCTGCGCGCCGCTATTTACCCCTTCCGCCGGTCCACAATATCGCCTGTACTCCAACGAAAATGATTTCGCCGCCGCCAGGTTGGCTGTCACTTTGCGGAATCTCCCTCCCGGTATGGTGGATCCGTATTGCTTCCACCATGACAAATCACCGGCGTATAAGGCATAAATGTCATCGAACATCTGCCAGGAATTGTTAACCGCGATGATTGAACAGCCAGTTTTTTCTATAGCAGCACAGTCCTCACGAGTGAGTGACGGACCGCTACCGACACAAAAAACAGTCCTAGTCGCCCTGGGTGGTATGTTCATTCTCAGCTGCAAATTCAGCCTCCAGGCGAGCATTCATTTCAGCGATTACAGGGTCCACTACAGCATCTGTTTCCTGTTCATTACGCGGCATGACCGATGCCAGCGACTCATAATTAACCTTGGATGACACGATTATTCTCCCGATGTTAAAGTGCACTACCACAAAGAGCGTACATGCACTAATTAATTTATTATTTTAAGCGGCATGCAACCACTTATCGCCGTTCAATACATGCTCAATAGCCTCACCCTTTTTAAGACTTATGTATTCCAGGATGGCGGTAATCGCTTGTTCTGCACCATACGCAAGAACAACGTAGTAGCCTTCCTCTCTAAGCCTGCGCATCCAGGCGATCTGCTCTTTCGTCGGGGCTTTACCATTTGGTTCTTTAAGCTCAATTCGCATGCCGTGATAAATACCGCATGCTTTATCGAGACTCATGTCCGGATAACCTTTTTTCTGCCCTTCAGCCTTCATTTTCCCGGCGGTTGCTTTTGAACGCTTCCCTCCGTTAGGCGTTGCATGCAACAGCTCATAGATGTCAGGGTGCTTGCGTTCGAAGTAATCAAAAATGAAAACCTGCTCGAAGTGCTCGCAATTTCCGTCGCGCAGGTCTGGGTTCTTTGCCAGTGCTGCAAGTGCCTTCGCATGTGGAGAAACTTCTTTTACCGGCGCAAGCGATAAGAATGGATCCTTTTTGGTTTTTTGGCCTGGACCGCCCCTTATTTCGACGCTCACTAAAAGCCTGAAACTCTTCCTCAGTAAAGCGCAACATAATCAGTCAAATCCTGCCGGTCGCATGCCATATTTACGCTGTTTTGCGGCCTGCTCTTCCCTGTGCCATTGCGCACATTCAGCGTCACAATAAATGCCTGATTCAATCGATTCATTGCAGTAACGACACTTCCCTGTAAATACCTGGCTCACGACCTGTGCCTGCTTTCTGATGTTATCGATGGCCATGTCTTTGAGAGCTTCTAACTGATTCATGCTCAGCTCTGCATCATCAACACGTTCTGCCAATTTTGTTTCCTCGTGAAGAACCTACTTAAGGGCAGAATGATACATTTCACAATCAAAATTGCACTAATAATTTTCTTTTATTGAGTTAAATATTCAACAAATGACTAGCAGTAGAATCACCATCATCTATTTCTGGCAGGCTGACTATGGCTACATCAATCACTACAACCCAAAGCACCCGGCAATATCCTCTGTCGCGGTATGACGACCGCAACATAGCCGATCCAATACTCAGGGCAGAGCTACGCAAAGAGGTGATGCTTATGTGTGAATCGAACGACAAGAATCTGACGATTTATTACGTTCTTCCCGATGAGCAATATCGCCCGGATTTGCTGGCTTACCGTATGTGGGGCATAGCAGAGCTACGCTGGGTTGTGACGCTCGCCGCCGGGCTTGAGGATGAGTCTCAGGGTATGACTGTTGGCAAAAAATTAAAACTCCCACCTGCCACATGGATCCGCGAAATGATTCGCCATTTCCAATATGACGGCCAGGTGATAGGGACATTATCCATTGCGTAAGGGAAATGAATGCCAACTGAATATGCTCGCGACAACCTTGGTCGCTATCAGACTGATGGATTAAGTGCAAAAGACTTTAATAAGGTCTTCGATCTTATCCGTAAACAGCAGCGTCAGAATCGGCGAAACGCGCGACGTACACTCACCCCAAGGATTATGGGGATGCGCAACCGCGAACTTGAGGCATTCCTCAGCCTTGGTAAAAAGAAAGATGGCACCTACTTTACGCCAGAAGATATACGCAGCTTCAACACCTCAAGGCAGGCTCATAAAACAAAATTCAAGAGCACGGTACCCGGCATTACCTATGCTCAGCTGGTGGCGCAATCCACCAGCATTGATATAAAACGCGCTAACAACAAAGTTTCTGATGGCACAGGGATCAAAGCCGCGACATTCCTCGGGCTAAAACACAACCTTGCATTGATATCTGTTAATGCCTCGGATGAGTCGGTCCACCAGCATCACCGTGTCAGAATTCGATTTGAGGAATGGGATAAAGCCGTTGAGGAAATTGCTGAAGACGGTGCGAAAAAAGCCCGAATCGCTGCCGATCTCTGCAAGGGCCGGGTATCTTTCGACTGTGATTGTGGACGCCATCAATACTGGTATCGTTATATGGCCACGGCTGGTAACTATGCTGTCGCGCCGCCAAAAGAGTATGCATTCCCCAAGATCCGCAACCCTGATCTGACTGGTGTGGCCTGCAAACATGTGTTGCACGCTATGACGCGTTTTCAGTCTCCCACATGGCACAAGGCCATCATTATTGCCCTGGAAAAAGCAGCTGAACAGGTATGCCTTCGGCGATGACAAGC